TCTGCTTGAGGGTGGCCCGCCAGTCCTTCTCGAACTTCTCCTCGGCGGCCTTGGCCTTGGCCAGGTCGTCGCTCATCCCCTGAACGGCCCTGGCCAGCAGGGGCTGGAACTGCGTCTCCAGGGTGGGCAGCCCACCGCCCCGGTTCATCCCGTCAACGATGTCGGCGACCATCCGCCTGCCGAGTTCCTGGGAGGCGTCACGGAACTTGGGGTTGCTGTTCAGCCGGTTGGCGAACTTGTCGGCCAACTCCTTCTGCATGTCGTCGCCCATCAACTCCGCCCCGGCGTTCATCTTGGCGGCGACCGTGCGCAGGTTCTCGTCCATGCTCTTGAGCCACTTGTCGTTCTTCTTGACCTCCGCGTCGAACTTCTCCTTGTAGTCCGCACCGTGGCGCTGACCGGCGGCCCTGATCACCGGCTCGGCCTTCTTCAGGTCCTTCTCGATGGACTCGTTCATCCCGGAGCCATCGGCCAGGATGCGGACGTAGGCGACGCCGATAGATTCCCTTCCTAGTGCCACTACGTCGCCCCGACCTGGCTCATCAGCGCCATGAAGCCCGACGTGTCAGGCTCGTCGGCCGCGACCGGGCGCGGCTTGTCACCGGGCAGCGGCGCGGCCATCTGGAACAGCCACTCCTCCTGGCGCTCGGCCGAGACGCGAGCAAGACACCAGGTCCACACCACGTTGCAGAACCGGTGCACCGGTAGTCCTATGAGGTCGCAACCAGGGTGGCTGCCGTCGATTTCCGGCCACCGCTCGGACGCGATCGCGTAGAGCCGGTAGACGGTCTGGTAGGGCGGCCTGCCCACTCCTCGGTGAGCGCGTTCACCATCGCCATCAGGTCCTCGACCTCGAAGTCGTCGGTGCGGTCCATCAGCCGCTGGCCCAGGTGCCGGGCGTCGTCCTCGGCGAACAGGGCCAGCACGAAGTCGATGGTGGCCGCCATCTTCTCCGCGCTGTCGGCCCAGCGCCCGTTGGTGGTGGCCATGAACATCGCGTACTGACCGCCGGTCGGCTTGTAGGCCCGCAACTCCCTGCCGTCCAGCGTGAGCGCGATGCCCTCGTCGACCTCGGCGGCCTCCTTGGCTGCGGTGATGAACTCCCGGGTCATGGCTGCTCCTCTCGTTGCCGTGAGCCTAGACAGGTGGGGCAGGCCGGGACAGTCCCACTCGTGGCGGGGGGTCGGTTTAGTCGGTACTAAATCGCTACGGGAAGCGCACGAAGGTCGGGATGCTGCGCATCGCCCGGTGCCTGAGCGAGACGACCCGCCAGCCCGTGAGCAGGAAGTTGTTCTGCTTCTGACCGGAGACGTGCAACTGTCGCGGCGGGCCAGCGCCCCGGACCCTCATCTTCTTGCCCGGGGTCCTGCTGGTGATCCACTGCTCGTGGCCCTTCGGCCCGATCGTGCCCCGGTTGTTGGGCATCGCCTTGGTCGGGATGAGCGTCCCGCGCAGCACGGCCATCGTGTGCGGCGCCTCGCTGCGCCAGGTCATGGTGTTGGTCAGCGCCTCCGCCTGCGCGCTCACCGAGGTGCCGATCCCGGCCTTCAGGTCGCCGGAGCGGAACGGGGCGGCTGCCTCGGTGGCGTGCTCCAACTGGTCGGCGATCTCACGGAACCAGCGGTTGACCATGTGTCCGGTCCTGAACAGGGTCGAGGCGTGCACCTCGAACGCGATGACCTCGACCATCAGGACTCGCTCAGGGTGGCCTGCCAGAACCCGCCGACCGCCATCCCCTGCGGCCCGACCGGAACGTAGGCGTCCAGGATCACGTCGCCGATGTCGCAGCAGGCGACCGCCGCCCGCATCGTCAGCATGTCGGCGACCTGCACCTGGGTCGCGGCCAGGTACTCCTCCTGAGTCGGGCCACTGCCGGTCTCGTCGCCCGCGCTCATGCAGCGCACCACCCCGATCTCGACGGTGAAGCCGATCTCGGAGCCGCAGTTGCCGACCGTCCCCGAGATCACCCCGATGCCGGTGGTCGGGGCAGCCGCCGCCAGCCGGACCCAGGCCATCCCGCACAGGTCGCCGTCGCACGCCACGTAGTCCAGCGCCACCGCGTCGCCGGGGACCAGCCCGCAGGCGCACAGGTCACCCCGGCCCTCGTCGGTGAGCATCGTGCACAGGCAGGTGGCCAGCGCCTCCATCTTGGCGTAGACGCCTCTCACGGCCATGCGGTCGGCACCAGCCTCGGCGCCCCGAGATCCGGGCTCCAGACCGTCGCGCCGTGCGTCAGCCCGTTCGGGTTGAACAGGGCCACGTAGGTGTCCACCTCGCGGATGCCGGTCATTCCGCCGGGGAACGCGCCGGATGCGATCTCCATCGACACCCCCTGCCGGGAGATCGCTACGACGTTGGCGGGAAGACGACAGCCCTTGCCCCCGGTGCACGCCTTGGCGAACTCGCTCGCCAGCACCCCGGCGGCGTAGGCCCCGAGGGTGTCGACCGGGTAGGCGTTGAGGTAGGTGACCGAGAACGTGCCCACGGCGGTGTCCGGCTTGCTGAGGTCCTGGCAGGCGGGCCACGGGCACTCGCCCGCCCCGACCCACACCAGCGTCTCAGCGTCCGCCCGGTAGTCGGTGGAGGGCACCTCAGCGCCGTCGAGGTGCACCGCGTAGACCGCCCCGACAGGAGGCGGCAGCGCGATCTCGCAGAGCGCCTCGCAGCCGCAGTGGGTGCCGCAGCCGCAGGAGTTCACCCACAGCCCGGCGCCGTTGATGTGCGGCCAGAACGAGACGCCGCCGAACCGGAGCATGTCGTAGTACGACGGGTAGGTCACGTCGCGGCACGACGCCTTGCACGGCCGGACCGTGATCGGGCAGCCTCCGACCCGGTAGCCGGTCAGCCTGCGCAGCGTCGCGCTGGCGAGTGCGATCGCCCGGTCCTGCACGTCGGAGTCCAGATCGTCCCAGGAGTCCGAGAAGCAGGCCGTGTCGATGGGCCAGTCGCACCCGTTGTCCACCGGAGTGGTGCTCATGGGCGCAACCTACTCGCTTACGCCGGGTTGGCTGCCCAGGCGGTGCCGGTCCAGTGCATCGTGGTGCCGTCACGCAGCGGCACGTAGGACCCGGTCACCCAGGCGGTGGTCGGGCTGGCGATCAGCCCGGTGGCTCCGGCCAGGTTCGCCGGACCGTAGGCGTTCGCCGGGGTGTAGTGGCCGGGAGTGCCACTGACCGCGGTGAGCGCCGGGACGCCGAGAGCGATCGCGCCACAGCCCGCTGCTGGCGGAGAGACCCCGGTGAGTTCGACCAGCAGGTGGTCGTTGGCAGCCAGCGGAGAGAGCAGCGGACTGGGGAGTCCGCCGCTGCCGAGCACCACGTTGAACGGCCCGGCCCCCCAGGCGTTGCCGTCCTTGGACTGCGCACCGGCCAGGCTGAAGTTCACCGCGTCGTTGCCGACCGTGAAGTCGCCGATCACGCCGCCCTTGAGGAACGGCAGCACGAAGTAGCCGAAGGACACCGTCTGGCCGGGCTCGCAGACCGCAGCCGGGACGTTGCTCCACATCTCCAGCGCGAAGCCGGAGTCGTCCGCGTCGATGTCGGAGTTGACCTTGAAGCCGACCGAGTTGCCCGCGCCGTCGAGCACCTTCGCCTGGCCTGTCATCAGGCTGAACAGGTCGGGGTCGACACCGCAGAACTCCACCGCGACGGTGTAGCCGGTGAACTTGGGTGCGGGGGTGTCGGCGATGCAGATCTTGCCCGCCGCGTTCGTGATGCTGATCGCGGTGCCGGTGTCGTTGTTGGCGGTCAGCCCGACGGTGATAAAGCCGTCGCTGACCACCACCGAGTCGGGTCCGGGCAGCACGGCGCCACAGCCGTCAAGCCTGGTGACACGCAGGACCTGCCCGCGGACCAGGGAGAAGCACTTGGTGGTAGCAGGCATTCCGGGCTCCTAACTCGATTTCTTCGCTGACGACTTCTTCGCCGTCGGCTTGTCGCTACTGTCGTCGCCCTCGTAGTCCACGCCCGCCTCGTCGGCGACGTCCTTGGGGACCATGAAGACGTTCGAGCCGGTGCGGACCACCCCAGGGTCGAGTTCCAACTTGTCCGCCGCCGCCAGAAGCAGAGTGGCGGTGTCGCTCGGGTTGTCGCCGAAGGGGACCTCTACCTCGTCGCTCATCTATGCCACCTTCACTCGGACGGCGGCGACGAAGCAGTCCACCGCCGCAACGTAGAGACGCTCGACCAGCGTCAGGATGTCGTTCGTCGACTGGTCCATCGCCTGCTGGACCACCAGGTCGCCACGGGCCACCACCACCTCGCCGGAGGCGTACATCCACATCTCGCCAGCCGCCGGGGCCGCACCGCTCGGCCCGTTGTTCGGGCAGCCGTAGCCACCGCCCGAGGCGATCTTGGACCCGTTGACGCTGGTGATCAGGTTGCCCTCGCGGGTGACGGCGCCGTTGCGGCTCAACAGGGTGGTGATGCCGCGCGGGCTGTGGATGGTCGGCAGCCCGGCGTAGGTGCAGGCAGCCGCCATCTCCAGCAGCGCCAGTCCCACCGTCGGGTCGACCGCTCCACCGGATGGGGTGATGTCGGTCGCCGCCGGGTTGGTGAACCGCTGCTGCATCAGCGCCCGCTCCACCCCGACGCTCTCCCCGGTCAGGAACGCCTGCTTGAGCGCATCCTCGTTTCCCCACACGCCCGGACCCTTGCAGGTGACCCCGCCGTAGACGGCGAACGTGATGCCGTCGATCCACGCCGGTGGGTTGAACGTCTTGGCGACGTCGGCCCGCGCCGTGTTGACGGTCGGCGGGGTGCCAGCCTGGGTGCCGCCCGGGTAGGAACTGATGATCGTGTTGGTGCTCGCGGCCGGGGCGACGGTGAAGATCGCCTCCGACCCGGCAGCGCCGTTGGTCAGGTAGACCTTGTAGCCGCTCGCGCCCGGAACCGCGGTCCAGTTGAACGTCACGGTGGACGCTGCCCCGGTAGTGACCTGACTGATCTCGTTCGACTTGGTCGTCTCGCCCTGGCTGGTGAGCGCCGTGATCACCGCGCGGTAGGTTCCAGCGGCCAGCGTGCCGCCCGTGGTCGCGGTGGACGAGGCGTTCTGGACCGGTGCGCCGATCACCACCGGCGGGCACGGCATGGTGGCCTTGGAGTCGGTGAGCACGCAGTTGTACGACTCGAACAGCCCGGTCGGCTGCAGCCAGGACACCCCCTCGACGATGGTGGCCACGTCGAGCAGTTCACCGGACGGCTTGTCGATCTGCGGCGCGTCGAGCATCCGCACCATCTGGACCGTCACCCGCTCACCTCCTCACTCACCCGTTGTGGGCCTCGGGCCTACGGGCAGGTGAACTTGTTGAGGCCGACCTGGCCGGAGTTGCAGATCGGGATGGTGACCAGGTTCGCCTGGTAGCACATCTGCGCGACCAGGATGCCCTGCTCGAAGAACAGGCCGGTGTAGATGTTCTGCGCCAGCGACGCGGCGTCGTAGACGGCGCTCAGGTTGATGATGTCGGCGGTGCCCTTGATGAACGTGCCCGCCGGGTAGATCAGCGCCTGGAACGACGCCGGGTAGGCCACGGCCGGAGCGGTGCCAGCCGGGAACGGGGTGTCCTGCCAGTCGTAGACGTACTGCACGTTGAGGCCGCGAGCGGCGAAGTGCTGCCCGAGGATCTCGTCCGTGATCACCTGCGGCATCACGCCCATCCGGTTGGACAGGTCGGTGCGCATCGCGCCGTCGACCCAGAACGGGACGACGACCTCCATGCTGGCCTCCATCGACAGCCGGTACTTGGACCGGACGCCGTCGGCGATCAGTTCGAGCGCGGATAGCGCGTCCACCGTGGTGGTGCCGAGCGCGGTGATCGTCTTGGCGGTCCCGGCTGCGGTGACCATCGCGTTGATCACCTTGGCGTTCATCTTGTGCTGGTGGGCGATCATCGCGCCGCTGACGTAGCGCTGGACGAGTTCGGGGTAGCCCGCGTTCATCAGGATCGGCACCTTGACGCAGAGCCCGCAGGCGTCCAGGCGGACGTCGGTGAAGGTCGGGCAGGGCACCTCGACACAGGTCTTGGCGGTGCCGGAGATCGCCTGCGCCTCGGTCTGGCAGAAGCCGACCGCTGAGTAGATCGTGGAGAAGTCGATGCCGGACGTGAAGCGCAGGCCACCACGGGTGATGTGCACCTCGGGGACGCTGACCAGGCCGTCGGTGGTCTCACCGGAGCACAGGTCGTAGATCGTCTCGCTCGGGGCGCACCAGCCTGCCGACGCGACCAGGCTGCCACCGGGCAGGCGACGCTCGTCCATCGCGTGGTAGAGCACCTCCATCTCGTCGTCGCCACGGTCGATGGTCAGGTCGTCGGGGAACTCCATGCGGAACGACGCGACGCCGTAGCGGTGCAGGTCCTCGGTCTCGCCGTTGCCGGTCGGGGTGCCGAAGCCGCGCATCCGGTTCAGCACGGCGCGGCCCACGTTGCCCATGTCGTCGATCGTGCTGCCGGTGGAGAACTCGGGCACGTCGGCGGCGGCGGTGATGGTGATCGGGCGCCGGGTGGCGACCGGGGTCTGCGGCCGGGCGGTACGCCGGGCCAGGGTGGCTACCGTGCTGGTGGCGGCAGGGGCGGCGACAGCGGGAGCGGCGGCGGTGCCGGACTCCTCGACGTCCTCGGTCCCCTGGTCCTCGTCGTCGGTCTCCTCCTCGCCCTCGGTCTCGGGCTCAGTGTCGGAGAAGCGGCTGCGCAGCGCCTCGTGGCGGGCGGCGAGTTCGACGGCAGCCTGCTCGCGCACGCCCTCCTCGGCCATCGCCGCCTCGATCGCGTCGGCGTACATCTCCGCCTGCCCCACCTGCTCGGCCGTGGGCGCCTCCAAGGCGATCAGGTCGTCGATCGCGGCCCGCAGGCCTGCGATGTAGGTCGAGAGGCCTTCGCCGGTGAGTTCGGAGAAGTCGGTGAGAATCGCAACGGGGTCCACGGTGGCTCCTACACGTCGAGGTACGGGGTCGCGCTAAGCGCTGCCACCGGGCGCCAAGGCCGCGGGACTCTCCTGGGAAGTGACCGTACACCGTGTGGACCCCTGTCGCCAGCAAGGGGTCGCTTTAGTACGGACTAAACCGCTAGAAGCCGGGACCGCCGTGCACCACGCCGACGCCGAAGAACATCAGCACCACGAACACCAGGATGGCGATCAGGAGCACAAGGTGCAGGTCGAGTCTCGACATGGTAGGCATCCTCTCGTGCGGGGGTTGCTGTTGGCGTTGGTCAGTGCAGCGATCCTGTTCGCGTTCGCCGTCCTGGTCGGGATCCTACTGACCGATGTGGCGGAAGCGCTGCTCAACCACCTGCTGCCCTAGTGGTCGTCGCGCTTGTCGCGGCTCATCGTCAGGTGCATGGTATAGCCGCGCAGCAGCGCGATGATCAGCACGATCGCCAGCGGAGCAACGGCGATCACACTGATCACCGCGATCGCCTGCGCGTCGCTGCTCACCGCACCCTAGGTCACTGGGGCGTCGGTCTCGCGGCCGAGGATCGTCTTGGCCATCTCCAGCGCCTCGGCGGTGTCCAGCACCACGGTCACCGTGACCGGAGCCCGGTCGTAGGTGATCGTCCAGGTGTTGGCCTCGGAGTCGAACTCGGTGGTGATGCTGTCCATCGCTGCTCCCTATCCGGTCACGGTGATGCGAGTCAACGACTGGTCGACCGGGCGGTCCACCCATCGGTAGTTGCCGTCGTCGCCGGTCTTGTCCGGCTTCCCGAGGCTACAGGTCAGCCGGGGCGGCATCACCAGCGTGTAGTGCTCCTGGGTCGAGTTCTCGTCGGCCAGCAGGTACAGCGTCCACCCGGCGTCGGCGTCGGCGGTGGCGACGAACTGGCCGTCGTAGGGGACGTTCTTGGAGTAGTCGGCCAGCCAGCCGGGGAACTCCCGGGTGCCGTCGAACCCGGTCACCATCGGGGTCACCCAGGCGGACCAGTCCGGCCCGAAGTTGCCCGAGTGCTGGCCCTCGTTCTTCACGTTGTCCAGCGCCTCGTAGATGATCGTGCCTGCCATGCCCTCGCGCAGGTGGCCGCGCAGGATCGCCTCGGCCACCCACCGGGCCTGGTCGTCGGGACCGGTCTGCTGGGTGGTCCAGCCGGTCTCGGACTGCCACAGGTCCATCTCGCCGTAGGCCTGCCGTGCCCTGACCACCTCGGACTCGTTGCCGAGCGGACCCTTGGCGGCCGGGTAGTTGTGGAAGTCGCCGTGGTCGGCCAGGTCCACGATCCCGCTGCTGACCATCGTCAGCAGATCGCCGTCGTAGTCGCTGACGTTGTGCATCAGCGCGCCCGCGCAGACGTCCACGCCGGAGACGCGCTGGTCCCAGATCACCTGCTGGCGCTTCTTCAGCGCGTCCGGCCAGGTGGTGTTCTCGCCCTTGTTCGGCTCGTTCGGGCCGCTGATCCCCAGCGTGTAGTCGACGAACTTGCTCGACCGCCAGGTCTGCATGTCGTCGGTGATCTCGGCGAGCGAGGAGTCCATCGCCCCCATCACCAGGTACAGCCTGCCGCCCCCGGCGCAGAACGCGGAGAAGCCGTCCTGCTGCGCCCTGTTCCTGGGGAACCAGCGCTCGCGCAGCGCGGTGATCCCCCAGGAGAGCAACGAGTTGGCCACGTCGACCGACGGACGGTAGGGGTTGGGGTCGCCCCAGCAGAAGTGGGTGTTCGCCGCCGCGACGATGTCGGCCCGGGTCAGCCTGCGTGCCTTGGTCTTGGGCACCGTCACTCCTCGTGAACCACGTAGTTCGGACCGAACAGGCGATTCGCCTGACCGTTGGACATATTGACGCCGTCCTGCGGTCCGCTCGGGGACTGAGGGTCGATGTTGCGCTGCCAGTAGCGAACCGCGTCCACCACCTTCTGGCCGTAGTCGTTGCCGCCGCCAGGCTGCTTGTCCTTCGGCATCTTGTCGTGGTGGTCGAGGCGGTAGCGCAGCCGGGACACCGAGTCGGAGTCCTGCTGGCCCCGCACGAGTTTGGCCACGTAGACGTCCCCGCTGGCCCACTGGCTGTCACCGGTCAGGTAGGGGATCAGCACCCCGTTCAGGTCCTCGGCCCAGCCCTCGTAGTGCAGTGCTGGCCAGTGCGCGTCGAACCAGCCCAGGTCGACGGTGGACACCAGACCGGCAGCGGTGACGTCGGTCGAGCGGACCCGGCCGTTGTTGTCCATCGCCAGCACGATGTGCCCGTAGCCGTGGCTGCCGCCGGTCCAGAACACCGGGGCGCCCTTCGGCGGCGTCCGGTCGCCGGGGTGGCGCCGGGTTGCGTTGCGCCAGGCGTCGCTCGCCGACGGCGTCCCTGCCGGGATTACCAGCCAGGTACGCACGTACTGGAGACACCGCGCGACCTCGCAGGTGGTGTAGCGGGCCGCGAGGTCGCAGGCCTGCTGTGCGGAGGAGGCGACCACTACAGTTCACCCCAGACCAGCAGCACCCGGGCATCGTTGTCGGCATCGGTCTCGGGGGTGTCGAGGTCCGGGCCGATGTCGTCGAGCCCGGTGTCCTGGAAGCCGCGCTGCACGGGCATCACCCCGCGCAACAGCCCGAGCAGCCTCAGCAGGTCACCGAGGCTGGCCCGCTCGCTCATCACCGTGGCACTGCCTGCCAGGTGCCGCCGCCGCGGATCACCGCTGCCTGAGCCTGTACCTGGCTCGGGTAGACGGTCTGCGCCCCGCTCGGCGAGATGTAGATGTACGTGCTCTTGGGTGTCGTCTTGGATCCACAGCCGCAGCCGATGTCTACTGCCCTCCTCGTGCTCTCGCCGCCAACTCTGCCATCTTCGCCTTGCGCTCGGCCCGGCCGTCGCTGGCCCAGACCCGCTTTGCCAGGGTCGCCATCATGTTCCGCCTGGCCATCCGGGCGTCGAGTTCCTCCATCACCCGGTCCACGATCTCATCCATCACCTGCTCCGGCCTGGCCACCACCCCGGCCGCGACCAGCGAGACCTGCACGCCGTTGCGCACGCCGACCCGGGGAACGACGAAGCCGGGGGCGTTGACGCTCAGCGCAGCGATCATCTCCATCTGGCCGGGCGCCACCTCGCGCCAGTCGCCGGACGGGGCCGAGGCACGGACCGCGACGACCTGCTCCTGCGACACGCCGGGGCGCACCCAGCCCGCCGTCCAGATGCCGAAGTCGTCCTCGCCGACGGTGATGTCACAGACGGCGGTGGAGGTGGAGTCGTAGTGCGCGATCGCTCCCCGCATCGACAGCCCGTCCCTGGCGTGCCCGCCGCCGAGAGAGATCGGCCCGGTCGCCACCGGGCCGTCGTCGGTCTGCACGTAGCCGGTCAGGAAGTAGGCGTAGCCGGACGCGCTGTGCGGCGGCGACACGCAGATGCCCTCGAAGCCGACGTGGCAGGTCGACCACTCGGCGAGGTGGCCGAACACCCGGCCCTCGTCGGTGATCGTCATCGGGGTCGGGTGGTCGAACTCCGGGTTCTTGAACCAGTCGCTCGGCGCGCACCAGCCGGTCGAGGCGACCAGCCTCAGCGCCGGTGCGGCTTGGTCTGTATCGCTCAGAGCGATACCTTCCGAGGCGTGACTCCGCTCGGCGGGGGCGTGTCCCGGCCAGAACCCGGTCGCGTCGTGGTGCCACTGGGCGCAAATCTGGTTCATAAAGCGCGCCACGGTGGTGGGGTCCTGCTCGGCGATCTCTTGGCCGATCTCGACCCGGCAGCGGTCGAAGTCGCCATCGGTCCCCCAGCCGATCTTCGCGTAGCCCTCGTTCCCCGGCACGGTCCAGTAGTCGTGGATGCGCTTGGTCGCCACCGGGTTGGTGATCCAGCCCGGTCCTCTATCGAACGCGGTCGTGCTGGCCTTGAGCACGTCCGGCGGCTCCTCGCCGATCTGGCTGTAGGCACCGCGCAGGGCTGCCTTGGCCGCTGCCTTGGCGGCGGCCGGACCCTGGGTCTGGTTGAACCGGGCCGCTGCTGCGTGCACGCCGTTCTTGTTCAGCGCGCCGCCGGGCTCCTTGATCGGGAGTTTGTGGTTGCTCATCGGCACCGGCTCCGGGGCCAGGTGCATCACGCAGGCCGACTTCCACTGGGTGGGGGAGTAGTCGCTCTGGGTGAAGCCGCTCCAGGGCTTGTCGCTGACGAACTCGATGGCTGCCTGCACGGCGGTCGGGTCGTAGCACTCGCCCTCGGGGTCGGTCGGGTCGCACTCGTCGGGCAGGAACCCGTCGGGGGCGTCACCGAGCGCGACGAACGCCTCGGCGAAGGCGGGGATCGGCACCATCGCGGCGGAGCGGATCCGGGCCGAGTCGAACGCGACCCGGCCGGACTCGTCGTCGAACTCGAACTCCGCGGAGTCGGCGTCGACGCTGACCCCGAACCTGCCGAACTCGCCGACCAGCCCGATCGCCTCGTCGGCCTCGGGGCTCATCAGGAAGTGGCCGCAGGCCCGCATCTCGCCGTCCATCATCGCGGCCCGCTCGATCTTGGCCACCACCACCGAGCCCGCGTGGCCCTCGCCGGACGCCTTCTGCCAGGTGAGTGGGAGCGGCAGGTCTCCCATACTGAGAGCGCCCTCACGGAACTGCCGCCCGTCGCCCGACCACACCCCCTCGGGTGCGAGCACACCGTGCCAGGGCACCGCGGTCAGCGGCATCGCCTCGTCGTCGCTCGGCGCGGTGGCCTCGTCAACTGCTGCGGTCACGGTGGTCTCCTTCGTTGTCGCTGCCGCCAGGTCACCCGAGACGGGGGCCAGCGCACATCTACAGTTCATCCACAGTTCGGGCGGTGCGGTGCTGTCGCCGGGGTAGCGCATCGGCACTCCGTCGACGTCGAACGGCTCACCGGCCGGGCGCTGCTGGCCGTCGGTGTCGCGGTGGGTGGTGCGGACCCGGTCGTCGTGCATGGTGACCCACTCGAACACCACGAAGTCGCCCTGGTTGTCGGCCGCCTCCTGGCTCGCGGCGTTCAGGACCGAGGTGGCCAGCCAGGTGGCGATGCGCTGCGCGGTGTTGTCGTCGGGCTCGGAGACCTTGTCCAGGGTGGCACGGGTGTCGGCGATGAAGGAGGCCAGTCCCTTCGGCACCCCCGGACCGCCGTCGCGGTGGTAGACGTCGGTGTAGGCCAGCGCCACCTGCTTGAGCAGGTCGTCGTACCAGCCGGTCGCCGGGTAGTGCGCGAGCGCGTCGGTGACGTAGGGGAACAGCGCCTTCTCCAGGTCGTCCTGGTCGGTGCGGCGCTTCGCCGCGAACGACTCCAGGCCGGGCCTCACGCCAGGTCCAGCCACTGGCTCAGCCGGTCGCGGCTGTGCGGGGAGCCCTCCGACAGCAGCGTCAGGCAGTAGGCGTTCAGCGTCTCGATCACCTTGAGCGGGTCGTCGCACAGGCCGTTCAGGGTCAGTTGGGCGCAACTCCAGGCGTCGCTCAGCATCTGCGCTCCGTCGCCGTTCGCCTTCACGTAGCAGTGCGTCTCGTAGGCGGGCACGCCCGGTGGCCGGGCGCCGGACTGGCGCAGCCGGTTACCGGCCCGCTCCAGAGCGCGGAACACCAGAGGCTCGGTAGCCGCCAGCAGCAGCCGGTTCGCCGCGCCGTGCAGAGCGGCGGCGCTCGGGGTGCGCGGTCGTCCCGGGTGCTGCTCAAGGGAGGGCACCGGGCGCTCCTGACGCCCGATGCCGGTGGGCACTGCGGCGTCGCCGAGGTCGACCCCGAGTTGACGGGCCGCCTCGGAGACCTGCTCGGGAGTGGTCGAGCCGACCGCCATCTTGCGCAGTAGCCAGCGCTTGAAATCCTCGGCCTGGGGCGCGTCGTCACTGGAGAAGCCGTTCTCCCGGCGGGTCGCCTCATCGGTGATCAACCCCCGGTCGAACAACTCGAAGGCCTCCTTGGAGCGGTCCGGGCGCAGCCGCAGCGCCGAGGAGTCGTAGGTGACCCGGTCGATGGAGCCGTCGGCCAGCCCCGGGCGCAGGTAGGAGACGGTCAGGCTGTTGACGATCACGTCGAGCATCGGCTCGACGTGCAGTTTGATGGTGGCCTCCTCGATCTGCCAGGCTCCCCAGTGGCTGACCCCGCCGGAGGCACCGGACCCACCGGCGCGGCTGGAGATGCCGAGGATCTGCTCCGGCGGCAGGTCCATACCGAGCGCGAAGCGGCGGATCGCTTCCATCCGCAGGTCCTTGGACGCCCCGTCCAACTCGCTCCAGAACGTCAGCAGTTTCGCCTTGTCGATGCTGTCGTCGGGAGCGGTGACCACGATCGGCACCGATGCGGCCGGGCTGGACGGGTCGCTGATCGGGGTCAGCATCGCGTCGGCCAGGGTGAGCATGAACGAACTCGCCTCGTTGGCCGGTGCCGCCTTGCCGCCGGTGTCCGGCGGTGGAGGGAAGGCCATCCCCTGCGGCATGAACAGGATCCCGGCCCCCG